TTCTAAAAATATTCTTTTTCTTTGTGAGTGTAGTAAGGTTTGGAGTGGGTAATTAATTTTACCCACTACTTTTTAAAAAAAAAGTTTATAAATTGATTTATATTTTTATCTTTGTATTATTCTTTTGACAGATGCACTACCCGTCAAAAGAAATTTGAAGCAAATTTATTGTTTCATCTTGCCCAGAAGAGTAGTGCCTTTTGGGCATTTTTTTTTGTAATATGAACAAAGTAAATTTTTGTAATGATTTAATTAACCAATGTATCATTAATGATAAAGTAACTATTTATAATGGAGATTGCTTGGAAATATTAAATTCAATCAATATAGATTATAATAAAGTAATTTTTGTTTCCGATCCTCCATTTAATATAGGTTATCATTATAATGAGTATAATGATAAGATGAGTGAAACAGATTATTACAATTGGTTAAAAAATATTTTTGGAAATAACAAACAAGTTATAATTCACTACCCCGAGTATTTATATAAGCATAGTTATAATATAAATATGTTTCCTGATAAAGTTGTAAGTTGGGTTTATAATAGTAATACCGGAAAACAACATAGAGATATAGCTTTTTTTGGTTTTAAGCCAGATTTTAAAAAAGTAACTCAAGATTATAAGAATCCAAAAGATAAAAGAATTGCTAAACGTATTGAAGAAGGAAAATCTGCTAAATTATATGATTGGTGGGAAATTAATCAAGTTAAGAATGTGAGTTTTGAAAAAACAGAACATCCATGCCAAATGCCTTTAAAGGTTATGGATAATATAATAGGAATAATTCCAGAAGATTATATTATAATAGACCCATTTATGGGAAGTGGAACAACTGCTCTTTCATGCCTAAGGTATAATAGAAAATTTATAGGCATTGAAATAGATAAAAAATATTTTAAAATTTCTAAAGATAGGATTTTAAGCATATCAAATACTGTAAAATTTGTATAAAATGGAAAATAAAGAAAGGGATTTTAAAGGTGTATGGATAAAAAAGGAAATCTGGTTAAATACTAATTTAACGCTTATTGAAAAGGTGTTAATTGTAGAAATTGATTCTCTTGATAATTCTGACCGAGGGTGTTTTGCATCAAATGAATATTTAGCAAAATTTGTAAATTTATCAGAAGGTAGAGTAGCAAATATTTTAAGCGATTTAAAGAAAAGGGATTTTATTATCCAACTTTTTTTTGATGGAAGAAACAGAGGATTAAGAATAAACAAACATAAATGTGAAAGCAGCTTTAACGAAAACGTGAAAGCAGATTTCACGAAAACAACAAAGCAGCATACACGAAAACGTGAACATAATAATACAATTAATAATACAGATAATAATACAGATTATATATATAGCGAAAACGAATTTTCGCCCACCGAAGAAGAAATAAAAAATCCTTTTACAAGGAAAGCAAGGGAGAACTCTGTAGCCTATGAGCAAAGTAAAAAAGAAAGAAAAGAAAGTTCCGCAAAAGAAAAGAAAGAAAAAACCGAGCCGAGGCAACCCTCCGACATTTATTTAGCATACGAAATATTCTGTACCTTCCACGAATCTGTTTCCGCAGCAAAGTATCCCCGTACACTAAATGGCAACTTTATCCTAAACCCCATTGATGCAAGGAATGTAAAGTTATTATTGGAATGGGTAGAAAAGATTGATCCCGACAACAAGATGGAAAACTTTAGGGTATTTATCCAAGCAGCCTGGATGTTGGAGGATAAATATATAAAGGCTAACTATAACATTGGTTTACTATACAGACAATGCACCCAGATTTATGCAAAGGTTCAGAATAGCAATCCAATGATAAGTAAGCAGAAAAGAGAGGAACAGAGGAATGCGGAAGCAGCCGAGTTTTTAAGAGAACGATATGGAATAATAAATTAATTATGCAAACAACATTATTTGATGTACCACAATTTTATGATTCTGATAATAATGCATTTAATAAACGCATTATTAATGAAAGTAATCGTAAAACATACAGAGCCATTCGTCATGATATTACAAGAGAAAAGCAAAAACTAAATAATAACCAGGTTCATCATCCTAATGAAAAAATAAATCAAATAAAAAAAATATTATTGGGTATTGACTTAAGTATTTTAGAACTATTTGCTGGAAATGGTAATTGTACTCAAGTATATGATAATTATGGGGAAGTTTTATCTTTTGAAAAAAATAAAAATGTATTTAATGCTTTAATGAAAAATACTAAAGATTGTTTAAATGTTCAATGTAATAAAGCAGATAGTTTTATAGAATATCATAGGTTAATATTTCTAAAACAAAAATTTGATGTAATAGATTTAGATCCTTATGGTTTCCCAAATAGATTTTTCCCGGATATTTTTCTACTAATTGATAAAGGAATTTTATTTGTAACAATGCCAAAGCCTTATGTTAATATTTTAAACGGTATAACTGCTTCTCATTTAATTAGTTATTATGGGGAACAAAATCCAAGTAAAGAAACAATTGTTGAACGTATTGCTTTATGGGGATTGTGTCATTGGAGAAAAGTAGAATTAGTAGATTGTGTGGATTGTAAAAGTATTTGGAGATTTGCTTTTTATGTAGAAAAGGTAAAAGCAACTGATTACACAGGAGTTAAAAATAGATAACAATTAAAACAATTTTATATGAATGACTTGAAAAACATTGGAACTTTGATTCGATTTGTCGAAGATGAAATTGCTAAAATTAACACCTTTTTTAACGAGGATGTTAAATTTAATTCTGTCTATACTTTAGCCGACAAATCCTACTACTTTGGTAAAATGGAAGCATTGATGGATTTACGGGATAAAATGACGAAATTGAGAATCAATATTATTCAACCACAATTATTTGAAGTAAATGAGTATCAACCTACCCGCACTAGCGCAGAAGACCAATTCTAATTTAACCCACGTTGAACGAATTGTTTTAAACAAGGAGAATAGAATCATGAAAATAGGTTTCAATGCAGCCTATACCCAGGTTTATAACGTGATTACTGCGATATTCCCCCTCTTTGGCATTGATGGAACAAAGGAATACTACATGGAAACAGCAGATTACATTGGAAGGAATTTTAAACTTATTAGTCCTGAGGAAATAAGAACTGCTTTTGAACTATATTCAACGGAACAATTAGGTTTAGATGAAGATTTAAAGTTTTACGGAAAGATTAATATTCATACTTTAGGTAAGATTATTAATAGCTATATTGCATGGAGAAACAAGATTACCTACCAGATAGAGAAGGAAAAGGAAGAAAAATTAGAAGAGGATATACTTTTAAAGAAAAGAGAAATACTTTCCAGAGAATATGACAAAGACTTTGAGAATAAGCTGAAGAACTTTAATTCTGATAATTATGAAGATGTTCCTATACATTGGTATGACATGGCAGTAAGACTGGGATACCTAAACTGGGAGGAAGGAGAAAAGGAAGCATTATGGGAAGAAGCAAAACAATTGGCATTAAAAGAGAAACCAGACTCCGATAGTATATTTGACAGAAAAACACATTTTAGGAAGATTTCAGAAGGGAATTTACCAAGAGCGAGAACGATAGCTTATAAATTAGCCGTTTTTAAAAAAATCATTAAATTTACTTTAGATGGAAAATAAAGAAGATAAAGACTTATTTGTAAAACTAGCCATATTTGCTGGTTGTTTTATTGTCTTAATTTATACTCTGATTTATGTTGTTTTAATGTTCATAACTTATTAGTATGAAAAAATATACGATAAAAAGAAACAATTGTACTATTTCAGTTTGCACCGATTCATTGGAAAATGCAATTAAAAGGTTTGCTGAAATTTGGATTGAGGTGTCTGAATCAGATTTAATTATAAGTGAATACAGAAGTAATGGTAAGTAGTTGTCATTCATAAATGTGGTTTTTGTTAATGTTGGTGAGATAGAAATATCTCACTTTTTTTTTATTTTATTTTAATAAAAATATACTTTATATGAAAATATTAATTATCTTTGATTTATAATTATTAACTTTTAAAACACAGATATGAATGAAAT